CAGTATTCTATATTAAATAGTGGAGTAGAGGGAAACGTAAAAATAAAATTAAGGTAGAAATATGATACAAGTTATACCCTATTCATATGATGATTTACAAACTATAATAAAAAATCAATTCATAAACAAAGGTTATGATGCGGGATATGATGGAAGTAACTCTGCTATATTAGCTGAAATAATAGCATATATTTTTTCACAAGTAAATTTAAATGTTTCATATAACATAAACGAAAGATTGCTAACACAAGCTACTAATAGAAAACACGTATTAGAAGTTGCTAGAGAATTAGGTTATGAAAGTCAGAATAAAATAAGTTATGAATATGATATAACTCTAGTTGTAAAAAAAGACCCTAATTTACCAGATACTGATACTTCTACTAGAGTATATCAGATACCTAAATATAGTCAATTTTCAGATGGAGCTCACACTTACATATATACTGGAGAAACTATTACTAGAACATTATCTAATGCTGATATAACAAATTCTTTAAACATAAGCAAATATTTTACTATAAGAGTAAAAGAAGGAACTTTATACAAATACTCAGATAATCCTGATACTTTAATTATTCCTATAGGTACTAAAGTAGAAAACGGATCAATAGTACCTCTAAACTATATAAATGTACCTTATGAAAATGTAGAAGAAAACGGTATAGATATGTATGTAACTTACGTAGATTCTACTGGTATTTTACATACTGATGAACCCTGGAGTAAATCTTCTCAATTTCTAATAGATAAAGATAGTAACCTAGAGAAAAAATATTTTAGATTACAAGATTTTGATACAAATACTCCTAAACTGTACTTTAATATTTCAGGAGTAGGTACAGCCCTTAATGTTGGGAGTACAATAAAACTCAATTTGATAGTATCTTCAGGAAGTACAGGAGCAGCAGTAGGTAACATATTTGGTATATTAGATTTAGAAGTTTCTGGTAGTTTCACTATTTACACAGGAACAGAACCTGCTTATATACAAAAATTAGCAGTAAATGGACGAGATGAAGAAGATATACAAAATATAAAAACAAATGCTCCTTTATTCCATAACACAGCTAATAGAGCAGTAACTAAAAATGACTATATATCTATATGTGAACGTCAACTTAGTGTATTACAGTCTCAAGTATGGGGAGGAGATGAAGAAGTTCCTTTGAACATTCTAGTAGAAAATAAAATTCCTATAGGTCATATATGGTTTTCTTTTGTGCCTTCTTACATTAATACTAGTTTTTCTAATGATACATTATATAATAATTATACATTAAATGATAAAGACAACACTAGTATAATATTCATAAGTGATGAAGAGATAAAAAGCACTACTTACGGTCCTTTTGGTGAAGTACTCAATCCTGGAGTTTTTGATGTACTGCAAGAATATAAGATAATGACTATGCAGTTTCATCACAGACATCCAATATATATAGATTTTGAGTATACAATATCAATTGTAAAATATAATATGTCCGATAACAAACAATCATTACAAAATGATTTATTTTCAATAATACATAATCATTTTACTACTTATATAGAATTTTTTCAAGTAGAATACTTTAATTCAAATCTAATAAAACGTATAGACAAAGAATTGTTAGATTTATCAGGTTTAGAATTAAAGTTAAAAAATTATATTAGCATATATCCAAAAAATATATATAATGAAAGTATATATCCAGATGAACACAAATGTACTATATTTTTAGCTATTCCATACGAGAATTTTATAAATTACGAAAATGGTTATTTAATTCCTGGTATTTTACCAGAAATAAGCACTCAAAATTTTATAACAAATGGGGACTCTTTATCTGTTGATTGGAGTACTATAGAAAATATAGATTTAAGAACTTCTCAAAATTTTTCAGCAAATATAATGTATAATGGACAGATTTGTGGAAAATATTATGTTGATAACTCTTATAGAAAACATATAAGAATAGATTTATATGTTTTAACTTCTGGAGGAACTCACGCTAATGTTGGATATGATACTACATTACTGACTACTGATATGTTCAGTACAGTAAGGAGACTAAATTTAAGTTATAAAACTCCTAACTTTAGAACTTATAAAAATTCTAGATGTAGATTAACTGCAGTAAGTTTCATTTAAGGAAACGCAGAGATGATGACAAAATTAAAGGATTTATTGCCCTATATTCTACCTGAAAGCTTAAAAATTAATAAATTATATTTAGATGTAGTTCAGATAATAGGAGAGGCTATAGATGAGAACTTACCTACTGCTGTTAACATAAGTAAAATAGCAGAGTCTAAAAATCCTGAAATAAAAAATGAATTATTAAAAACATATTTAGAAAATATAGATTTTGCATTTAGAAAAGTTATCACAGATGATACTGTAGTAAAACGTTTAACTAGAGCGTACAATGATTTAGGTATGCAGTATGTTCCTATAAGTGAAACTAATTTTATTAAAGGTATTGATTTTCTAGAATACTTTTCTACTTCAAAAGAGTTTAAACAAAGTAAAGGTAAAGCTACTGGTATAGAATATGCTTATAACTTACTTAGAAGAATGGGTATTCAACCATTAGATAATAGTGAAGAAACCATAGACCCTATATTTTCTGTAAAAGAAGGTACTGAAACTAACCCTAATGAACCTTTTACATTTATTGTTACAGGTTCACTATATAAAGAAATATATGAGGCATCAGTAAAACCTATAGCCCATCCAGTAGGTTTTGGGTATATTTATTACAAATTAACACAGTTGAATTTTATAGATTATGTAGATTTATATATTGTTTATAAAAATATTATTATAAAAGTAAATTGTTCATCAGGTACATCAGATGATTATTCAAGTATTCCAGTTATTAGTATAAATGAAGAAACAGATGAGTATGCTAAATCTAAGGTAACTATAGTATTCTCTAATAATACTAAATTAATTAAAGACTTTTCTGGTATAGTAACTCTTTATAAAATAGACAATACTATTATAAAACAACATTCTTCTGGTTGTGCATTATTTTTACAATATGATATAGAAGTAAAAACTAGATTAAAAGATGATTTAGTTATAGAAATTGAATATCCTGATTATGATTTAGTATACTGTAAATATACTATTCCTCCTATAGGAGATAATTTAATTACAGGTATGTTTACTGTAGATGAACATTGTGAAGATACTATAGGTGAAAGATTATTTGTTGATACATTTACAGTAGGAATACCTGCTCAAAATGTAAAAAATTTAGAAGATGTTTTAGAGTATTATATAGAATACAATGATTCAGAAGATTTAGTCTTTAAAAAAGACCAAAGTGAAGTATATATAGGTAATTTTAATCTTGCAATAGATGGGTTTGTGATAGACGGAAATGTTTTAAATGGAATTATAGAAGGTTTTGAAATAGAAGAAATTCATATATAAATAAAATAAAAAGGATATTATATGTTTAAAGATACAATAAAAGTAAAAGGTTTTTTTAGTATTGAAAGATACGATGTATATACTAATACTTTACTAGATGTTTTTGATAAACAAAATTTAGTTATGAATGTAGGTAGAAGTAAACTTGCTAGTATAAGTGCAGGTTTTTCAAATAACATTATAAACAAAATAGTTTTAGGAACGAAAGGGCATGTTGATGGTAATTTACTACAACCTAAAACTGAAGCAGATGGGTTTAATTCTTCATTAACTAAATTGTTCTCACAAGCTGATTCTAGTTTTACTTACACCATTAATTTTACTCCAACAACTAATGGAGGGCAAGCTCTAGTATCAGAAGATACAAAAGGAGCAGGTAGTATAGTAACAGTTACCCAAACTGATGATATTATAAATTATGAAATAGATTTAAATGAAAATGCTGGTAATAATATTAACGGTAGTATTGTTGGCTATACCGAAGCAGGTATGTTTATGGGTTCTACTCTTTTTGCTATGAGAACTTTTCCTGTTCGTAGCAAAGATTCAGGAATAAGATTCAAAATTAAGTGGTCATTTGTATTCTAATGGGCGCACATATAGAGTTTCTAAAAAAAGAATTAGGTATAGGGTCTTGGAGTAATAAATTCCAAGTAGATATACCTATACCTTTCATCATGAGATCTCAAAATTTTGTTAGTGGATTACTTGGTGGTGGAAATAATAATTCGAACATAGAAGATAGTTTAAGAATATTAGCAAAAGAGATTAATATTCCAGGAAGATCTATAGATACCATAGATATATGGCATCGAGGACATCCTTTTGTAGTAAGAGGTATGGCACAGAACCCAAGGGAATGGAAAGTAACTTTTTATAATCAATCTGGATTAAATTTAAAATCTTTTTTCGATGATTGGATATATAAGATGGATATGGTAGGAAGTAATATGCTGGATACTGCTTTTCCAAATAATGCGCTTGGGGCTTTTGGGATAAGTTCTGGATATATGGTTGATGTTAAAATATTTAAGTTACAAGCAGATGGAGAGAGAGTAAAAGGGTATAAATTAAAATATGCTTTTCCTAGAGAAGTATCTAATACAGATTTAAAAGGTGATAGTAAACCAAGTGTATCTGAATTAACTGTTACTTTTGCGTATTCTTATTGGGAAGAAATATCAACAGAAGACGGAATAGTCAATGAACTAATGGATACAGCAAGTGATCTGCTAGGAGATATTATAGGATAAATACTAATATAATTATTAAAATTGGAGAAAAATAATGGCATTTTATACAGTAAATGATTTAAGGGGAGCTTTAGGTGGTGGCAATTATGCTATGAGCAACAAATATGCAATAGTATTTGGTGTCCCTGCAGGTGATCCTTCTTTAGCTTTAGGTCCTGATGCACCTATATTATGCAGTGCAACTTCATTCCCTTCTAAAAAAATAAATGAAGTAGATGTATGGGTACAAGGAAGAAAATTAATTCTACCTGGAGATACTGCGTTTGAAAGTGAATGGAAACTAACTTTTTATCAAAAAGCAGACCATAATTTAAGAAAAATGTTTATTAAATGGATGAATAAAATAGATGATTATGCTAGTAACAGCCATACATGCAACCCTGCATCACTTATGATAGAAGCAGAAGTGCATCAATTAAGTTGTGAAAGTTCAGTTGCTGCTAAATATAAATTCTTTAATATGTTCCCTACTGATGTAGGAGAAATAGCATTAAGTGCAGACGCAGTACAGAATGCACAAACGTTTACAGTATCTTTTAAATATAGTCACTGGGATATTATAGAAGAATAGGTATATACAGAAGAGCTTTATTAAGCTCTTCGATATATAATTAAGGATTTATATGAATTTAGATTTACCAGTAGACGAACGAGGAAGAACATTAGATAGTAGTGGTAAAGGAGTATGCTTTGAAGGAGTAGTAGGTTTACTTCCTGAAAATGTTTCATTGCCTCTTACTCCTACACATTATGAAGAAATATATAAATGTTCTGAAGACCCTATATATTTTATAGAAAATTACGTAAAAATATTCTCACTAGATGATGGTTGGATAAATCCAAAATTGCGTCCTTATCAGATAGGTCTTTTAAAACATTATATGCAAAATAGATTTAGTAATGTTATGATGGGAAGACAAAGTGGTAAAAGTGTTACTACAATTATGTATTTGTTATGGTTAATAATATTTAAACCTGATACTGTAGTAGGTATATGTGCAAACAAAGAAGCAATGGCATCAGAAAACTTACAGAGATTAAAAGATTTCTATGAATTAGTACCTGTATGGTTAAAAGTAGGAGTAAAATATTGGAATAAAACATATATAATACTTGAAAATGGAAGTAAAGTATATAGTGCAGCTACTACTCCTACAACTTTTAGAGGTTTAGGTATAAAAGTATTATATATAGATGAAGTTGGATTTATTGATTGTTGGGATGAATTTGCTAAATCAGTTATACCTACTATTTCTTCATCTAAAACTTCTCAAGTAATAACTACTTCTACACCACAAGGATTAAACCATTTTTATCATATGTGGATGGACGCTGAAGAAAATAAAACAGCATATAAAAACTACCGTGTAGAATGGTGGGAAGTTCCTGGCAGAGATGAAAATTGGAAAAATGAGATGATAAGGACTCTTCCAGGAGGAGAGATAGAATTTAATCAGGAATATGCTTGTGAGTTTTTAGGTAGTAGTTATACATTAGTGGACATAAATGCTTTAAAACGTTTAAAACATAGTCAACCTTTAATAAACCATCCTTATGATAAAAATATAAGAATATATGAATTACCTAAAAAAGGGTCAGAATATGTAATAGTAGGAGATGGTGCTAAAGGAGGAGGAGATGCTTTCGCATTTCATATAATAGATATATCTGCTTTCCCTTTAAAACAAGTTGCATGTGCTGACTTAAAAATACCTTATTTAAAAGTTCCTATGATATTAGACAACATAGGCAGGGCGTATAATGATGCTATGATAA